CCGACGAGGCGATGAACTTCTATGACGGAGACAACGCCTGAATGTTCCGGTCGGAGTATGCCCGCGGCGAGAAGGGTTTCATCAAGGGGATCAGTCCGCCGGCCTTCCGGATGACTATCAACCGTGTTTGGGAGGCCGTCCGCCTCTTTGGCTCTGTCATCCATCACCGGAATCCGTCACGGCGATGCACCCCGCGGACCTACCCCATCATCTCTCCGCAGATGCTTGGGATCTTTCCGCAGCCTCCAACGCCGCAGATGGGGCCTGATGGCCAGCCGGTCATTGGCCCTGACGGGCAGCCGGTGATGATGCCGGATCCCATGATGCAGATGTACCAGCAGCAGGTCCAGCAAACTGGCTTCCTGGCGGAGCGGCGGGAGATCATCTGCAAGCTGCTGGAAGACTATCTGAACTACACGCCTAACGAACTGAACCTGAAGAGCCACAACCGCAAGGTGGTGGACGAGGCCCTGATCAAGGGCGCCGGGTGCTGGTTCACGGAGCTGTACCAGATTCCTGGGAGCCAAACCAGGATGGCCGGCAGCTTCTATGAGAGCTTTGATAATGTCCTTTGGGACCCTGACGCAGACGACCAAGAAGACATCCTGTGGCTCGCACGCAGGCGTTGCCATCCCAAGGAGTTCGTAGCGGCCAAGTTCGGCCTGGACCCCGAGGCGCTGAAGGGGCACTCAGAAAGCTACGACTCACGTAGCACGCGCAAGGAGCGTGGCTACGAGACGAAGAAGAAGATGGGGAAGACCAACGACCTGGTCACCTACTGGGAGATTTACTCCAAGACCGGGTTTGGTGACCGGCTGAAGGATGCCCCCAAGGAACTGCGCGGCAAGTTCGACGCCCTGGGCGAGTACTGCTACATCGTCGTCTGCGATGGCGTTGACCATCCGCTGAACATCCGTCCGGACATGCTCCAGGAGCCGGTCGATGAGACGGGCGTTCCTCCGACCATGTTCCAGTCGGCACAGTGGCCAATCCCGTTCTGGGCAGAGCCCAACGGATGGCCCTGCACCATTCTCCAGTGGCACGGCAAGCCTGGGTATTCGTATCCCATCTCGCTGATCAAGCCCGGCATCGGTGAGCTGAGGTTCATCAACTATGCGATGAGCTTCATGGCGACCAAGATCGCCACCTCCAGCCAGACGCTCATCGGCGTAGCAAAGGCCGCGGACAACGATATCAAGGCCAAGATCCTGGATTCCGACGAATCTGGGTTCAAGATTGTGGAGATCGCTGAGGCCATCGGCCGGTCGGTCAACGACATCATCAGCGTCTTCAATCTTCCTGGCGTCCCAACGGACCTCTGGAACATCGTCGCCGCTGTCACGGAGCTGTTTGACCGCCGCGTCGGCCTGACAGAGCTGGTCTACGGCATGACCAGGGCATCCTTCAGGTCGGCTGCTGAGGCGACCGTGAAGGCCGAGCAGATCAGCGTGCGGCCTGACGACATGGCCAACACGCTGGAAGACGCTCTGTCGGAACTGGCCCGCAAGGAGGCTTTCCTGGCGAGGTGGCTTGTACAGCCTCAGGACGTGGCCCCGCTCATGGGTCCATTGGCGGCGCAGGCCTGGGCGATGCACGTCCAGGCCATGGACCCCGAGCAGCTGCTGCGGGAGTTCGACTTCCGCGTGGAGGCCGGCTCTGCCAGGAAGCCAAACCCTGGCACCAAGGTGGAGCAAATCAACTCTGCCATGCAGATCATCATGCCAGTCGCACAGGGCATGCTCCAGGCTGGCCAGCCTGGGTTGTTCAACGCTCTCATGCAGGACTGGGGGCGTGCGATGGACATGGACGTGTCGAAGTATGTGGTGCCGCCGCCGCCCCCGCCGCCGCCACAGCCTCCCCCGGGGCAGGAGCAGCAAGGTGGAAATCCCCAAGGAAGTCCTCCGCCTGGGCAGTGATGCCTGCGAGACGTACGAGCGGGCACTGCAATATGGCGAGCGGTGGGCGCTTATGTGCGCCACACAGACGCCTCCTGGCACAAGGGGGTCGGACAGGGCCTTTATGGAGGGCCGCCTAAACCAGCAGTGGCTGGACGACATGCCCAAGAAGCAGGCGAACACCATCCTGCGAGAGGCTAAGGCCGCGGGGATTAGCACTGCCGGCAAGGTTTACGTCGGCGGCCTGGCCGATCACAGGGCTCACAGGGACCCAATGGCGTGGGTTGACTCCACGGCGGACATTAAGAAGGTAGCGAGGGCGCGCAACCTCACGGTGGATGGGGTAGTCAAACACCAGGGGCACGCGCTCCCGCCGAAGCGCACCGTCCTGAATGAGCGGATCATTCAAGAGGAGCTGACCAAGTACCGCCGGAAGCACCCCGGCAAACAGGATGGCGAACTGCGGGAAATGATCGTCAACCGTCACGCACACCCGCTGAAGAGGAGAGGCAAATGATCGAAATCACGCGGTTCCATGAGACAATTACCGTGATGGCCGTCAGCTCTGCCGGCACCACCAGTCCACGCTTCAGCTTTCAGAACATGGCTGGCGGTGGCGTGCTGGTGGCAGACACTAGCGGCGCCACGCAGATCACATGGTACGGAGCCGAAGGGCCGGAGAGCATGCCGCTCCAGATTTTCTCTGACGGCGCAGCAGTTACCACTGCCGTCACGGTTGGCGCAATGCCGATCCCGGACGCCTGCTTTCCGTTCCCATACGTTGTTCCCGTGATCGCCGGCAGCACTGCATGCACGCTGACTGTCACGCTCAAGGGCTAGCCAATGCCGCTCAGCGCAAGGCTTCTGCGGCCGATACTCAACGCGGTTGCGAACTTCCTGCTTTCCACCATTAGTGGCGAGCAACTGGTGAACCACTCCGGCGAAGAACTGAGGACGATTCAGGATGCCTAAGACAATCACGCAGCTCCCCGCCGCAGCGTCCGCTGACCCAAATGCTGTTGTGGCGGCTGACAACGCGGCTGGCACGCTCACAGAGAAGGTGACGCTCCAGCAAATCGCTGACCTGGCTGCGGCTGGGGGCAACCCGTTCGACCAGTCCCTGAACAGCACCGATGCCGTGTCGTTTGCCAGTGTGTCGATGGGCAATGGCTCCAGCCTGTCGCAGGGATCGTTTGATGCTGGTTTTGGCGGGAACTATGGCATCTCCCTCAACTGCACCGTTGGGTATGAGTTGAACTGGCAGGCGGGACATCTAGTCTGCACGCCAGACGGCGGCGTCACCAAATCGCCAATCCTCTGCGACTCCGCCATTGAGTTTCCAGGGGCAACTCCCTACCCAGTCCGCATCGAAGCGGTTGGAATCTCGTTTGCAGACGGTTCGGCACAAACGACAGCCGGAATCCCGGCAGTGCCGTTTGTTCCGATCAATGGTGACGTTCTCACATGGGACGACAGCAATGCCGTCTGGACGGCGAAGGCCACGCAAATACAGCAATGGGACGAAACCCGCACCTACTCCGCTGGCGATTTGGTGTGGCACGTTGCGACCGCCCGCATCTGGCGGTCAGAGGGCGGCGCGCCGGGCGCAGAACCAAGCCCGGAGTCAGGGTCTTGGTATGCGATCACAACCCCAGCGGACGCGCAATCTCTACCAACGGGTGCTGACACAGGCCATGTCCTCACATTTGATGGATCGGCATGGGCCGCATCACCTCCCGGCATCCCGGCTCCTCCATCGCCTGCGGATGGGGATGTGCTTGTTTGGTCAGCCGACGATGCAGCGTGGCAGGCGCAGCAGCCCTCCGGCGGCGGCGGTGCGACGTATCTGAGCGGAGTCGTTACGACAGACATTTTGGCTGATGGGCTGTTAGAACAGGTTCTGTATCTCGCCCCAATCGTTGGCAACTCCACCTATCTGGTGGAGGGTCTGGTTGTATACAGAACGATGTACAACCAGCAGATGCGGTTGCATTTGAGCGCATTGGACGAAGACGGCCAGGTCTTTCTTGACCATGACAAAGCAACGGCGGATCTCGCAAATGCGCGCACAACTGTTAGGCGCGTAGACCAACTGGCTAGCGAAGCCGTTGAGTTTGAGTCGTCAGGAGATGCATACGTTGATGTGCCGATCCGGTTCCGCGCGCTGATCCAGACGGCAAACATTTCCAGCACTAGCCTCATCCTCCGCTGCGGGGACAGCGTTGACGGCCAGCCATGCGACATTCTGGCTGGATCATGGATGGCGGCCACCAAGATCGCCTGATCGCATGGAATCGCTCGCACTTGCCGCTGCCGGCATCGTCCTGCTCTTGGTGGCGATGCCAGTGGCGGCGGTTGGACTGTCGCTCGCAGGATTCAGGATCGCCGGGGCACTTGTTGGCGGCATGGCCCTGTTGTCGCTGTGGTGGTTTGCGTCGGTCGCTCCGCAGGTGTGGCAGTTCTACGTTCCGCTGGCGATTGCCGCGGCATGGTCGATTAGGAATGTGTGGCGTTCGTTTGCCATGCGCGTAGACTGTCGGCATGAGTAACAACCAAACCCTTGCCGCCAGGCTGCGCAACTGGGCCATCTCCACCGACGCCATTCCGGCCAGCGACCTAATGGACGAGGCGGCGAGCGAGATCGACCGACTTCGGCTCACCGACGCGGAGCGAGAGGCGGTGGAGACTGCCGCGTGGGCCTACGGAATAGCGAAAGCACACCCTGAATGGCAAGCGTTGTCTGCCACCATGCGCGGCCTGCTGGAGCGGACGAAGTGACACAGAACACGCGAGATCAACAGCCGCGAACGAAGGAGGCGGCAAACATGAGCGATACGAATGAGCGGTCTGTTGCATCGCTTGGTTCGCGCGTTGATTGGTTCATGGCGGGCGGATTCTGCGGTGCGCTGGCCGTTGGTTTTTTCTTGTCTCTCGCCTACGCGATGGGCGAGGCCAGCGGTCACCGCCGAATGGAAGATTACGCCGTGCTGGCGGAGGTCGGAGAGTGGTATCGGAAGGACGACGGGACGCAGGGCTTCCGTTGGGTGAGGCGAACGCCGCAGTAGTGCGAACCAGTGTTTCTCTGGACCGTGATAACACTGGCGCCGCCGGCCGAATCGTTGCCGTTAGGCCGCCAGACGCAAAGCCGTGCGTGATAAGACGCCCCAGATCGCATGCTAGAACCGACGCAAACCGTGGCATTACGCCTATGATCTGGGGCGGCCGGTGATCTCCATGTGCCCATGGCCTTCTGGTTCTGATGGCCTGGCTCCGGGGCATTAGTCCCTAGAGCCATGGACTACCTCACGTATTTCGACCAAGTCGAATCCCTCATCGTCTCGTCGTACGGCGGCCCACAGGACGCCGAGCAGAGGGACATCAGGACGGCCATTCACAGGGCCTACGATGAGTTAACGACTATCCGTGACTGGGCCTACTACCACGTCCACGGCCGGATCGTTCTCCAGGCCCCGTATGACACCGGGGCGATCACCTCCAGCGGGGCCACTGTCACGCTGGCCGGCGGTACGTGGCCTTCTTGGGCAGCAACTGGCGCCTACCTAAAGATTGGCGAGGAAATCTGCCGGGTGGCATCACGCACTTCTGGGAGCGTGATCGTCCTTGACCCGTCAGTCTCGCTCAAGGCAGATGTTACCGCATCGGCATACACGCTCTACCGAAGCGTCTACCCGTTGCCGTCTGATTTCCGGAACCTTGACGAGCCGTCCGACGAATACAACTGGTGGTCCGGGCTGTACGTGACGCCCGACCAGGCCATGAAGATTGAACGGGTCAGCAACTCCAGCGGCGAGCCTTATCACTGGACGGTCATCAAGGATCCCGACTCGTCCGGCTGGGCTATCAAGGTGGTCGGCTACCCTACCGGAACGCAGACGCTGGACTTCACGTACAGAAGGTCTGCTAGGCCAATTCGTTACTCCGGCCATGAGCCGGCCCTGCGCCAGGGGACGATCAGCCGCTCTGCCGCGTCCGTTACGGGCAGCGGAACTGCGTTCTCTGACGCCATGGTCGGGTCGATTCTGCGGGTGGGCGATACGACCAACTCTCCCGGGCCGATTGAATCGCTGACCCCATGGGTGTCTCAGGGCAAGATCACGGCCGTGAGCAGCGCAGCCGGCATGACGACTGAAGACTCCGGGACGATTGCGTCAGCTACTAAGTACGTGATCACAGATCCATTAGACATAGCCCCACACATGCACCCTGTCATGGACAGCGCATGCGACTACTGGCTTGCGCGTATCCGCGGAGCCGGCGAGGACAAGGCATTTCAGCTGTACCAGCGGGATCTCCGGCTGGCGATGGAACAGGACCAGCTCGCACCTCTCTCCGGGCGCTCACGGCATGTGTGGCATGACGGAGGATGGCGCAGCCCACTGAGGCCGGACGTTGGATGATCATCATCGACAAATGGGCGGGCCTGGTCACTAACGCCTCGCCGTACTCTCTGCCTCCCGGCGCCGCCGCCACCCAGGTGAACCTCCAGATCGTTTCGCCGGGTCAGCTTGTGGTTCGCCAGGGCTCCACCACAGCGTCGTTCTCGTCGCACACGGGCTCTACGCAGCCCATTCGTTCTGCGTTGAGATACCCCGGCGAGGCGATTGTCTACCAGAACTCGGCCGGCGCAATTTTTGTCGCACGGAGCCCGTCCTAATGCAGATCGGAAGCAGGGCCACTGGCGGCATTGTGCGGATTGCCGTCACAACTGGCGGCACCGGATACACGGCGCCACCAACGGTCGGGCTGACCGGGGGTGGCGGCACGGGGGCAACGGCGCACGCCCACATCGACGGCGGAGTAGTGGAGTCGGTCGTTGTTTTGGCGTCAGGAACTGGATACACAGCACCTCCGACCATTTCCTTCACCGGAGGCGGAGGAAGCGGCGCCGCCGCCACGGCGGCCGTGTATGTCGGCGCCGCCCGGCCGCTGACCCTGTTTAAGGGGCGCGCCGCGGACGTGTATGGAGTCGATGGCATGGGGCGCGGCGTGCGATGGGACGGCTCGTCCACGTCCGTCGAACCAATCGGATTGGTTAAGCCAGCCGTTGGCCCGGCCATGACCTACTCGGCAACGACTGTCGGCAGCTTTGTCTCTGGCATTCAGCTTGTCTTGGGGGGCGCTGGGTACTACGGCCCCCCATCGGTCAGCATCACTGGAGGGACGCCAAGCCGCCCAGCATCCGCCAGGGCTATCGTCTCCAACGGTCGGGTGTCCAGAGTGGATATCACAGACCCCGGGTCTGGTTACCAGGCCACTCCGCAAGTCGCCTTTAACGGCGGCATTGGAACCGGCGCCGTGCTTTCTGTCGGCGTCGTCGGCGGCGTGTCACGGATTGACGTGCTAAGTGCTGGAACTGGCTACACGTCCAACGCCACCACGTCCCCAACGGTTGTCCTGAACAACACTAACGGTCTGACGGCGGTCAACACCAAGGTGATCGTCAACGACCGCGGCGGCATTGACAGCGTTGTCGTTGTCGCTGCCGGCACTGGCGCAACAACCACTGGCATTACAGCCAACGTCACTGGCGGCGGAGGAACCGGGGCCAGCCTGCAAGTCTACATGCAGTATGGCGTCACCGCCGTGACTGTTTCCAACTCCGGCTCTGGATACTACACGCCACCAGTGGTGTCGTTCCGCGCCGCGCCGGCGGACCCATTTGGGCTAGGAGCCTCCGCCACCGCATCGGTCAACGCTGCCGGGAATCTGTCTGCCGTCACGGTGTTGTCGCAGGGGTCTTACTCACTGCCTCCAACCGCGTACATCGAAGACACGTCTGCGCGTGCCCAGGCGTCGATTGGCACGCCGATGCGTGGCAAGTACCTCTGTTGCGTTCGATACCTTGACGACAGCTCGCCTGCCATTCCGTCTTCGATCAGCGAGCTTGTGGAAGTAGACGTTGGGGACGGCGCCAGCTCGTTGACCTGGAGCGTCACGCACCACGGGCTGGACGACCGCGTGTCTGCAATGGAGCTGTGGAGGACGACCGCCGACCAGGGAGTCCTCCTGTTCCGCGTGGCGACCATCCAGCGGTCTGGCGGCGCGTGGAGTAGCGCGTACTCGGACAGCATGAATGACGAGACGCTCAAGGATCCCAGCCGCCTTGGGTATGGACTCATGCCGGTCACGCTTCCAAGCGGCCAGATCAACGCCCGGCGTTTTGGGGTGCCTCCAGGCAATTATGCGGTGGCATGCATGTTCCAGGACCGTGCCTGGTATGCGGTGGACACTACTGGGGAAAAGCCAAACTCGCTCCTGTTCAGCGAGGTTGATGAGCCTGAGTCCGTTCCGCCTGAGAACGAACTTGTTGTCCAGGAAAACACTGGCGTCCCCGACTCTGTGGTCGCCCTTATTCCGATTGGCCCATACCTTTTGGTGGCACAGCGGAACCACCTATATCGCTTGGCGTACGTGGCGCAGCCTGTGCTTGACGCCTCTATTGCGTTAGCCGCCTACCGCGGAGTGCTGAACAGCCGCTGCTGGGATTGCATGGGAGGGGTGGCTTTTCTGGTCGATGGCTACGGCATGTACGGCTGCGACGGCAGCAACGAAGATGCCCTGTCGGTGGCCGTGGACAACTACTGGCGTGACGGGATTATTGACTTCTCGCAAGCCGACAAGTTTCATGTCCGTGCCGACCCGGCCTCCAAGACCGTGAGGTTTTTCTACTGCAAGGTTGGTGACACAGAGCCAGTGCGCGCCCTCTGCTACTGCGTGGCGACAAAGGCTTGGTGGGAGGAAACCTATTCAACCGCAGTCACCGCCACATGCCCAACAGTCATTGGCGGTCGCAACGTCATCCTTAGCGGACAGGCCAACGGCGTGTTTGCGAAGCCTGACGCCAGCCCTGGCTCTGGAATTCCATTTGAGTACCGCACCGGGCCACTGGTCCTCACAAACTCTGACAAGGGCGACCGGCATGTGTCTGTGCTGTACCGGCCAACATCATCTAGTCGCACGCTTGCCGTCCGGGCGCACTACAACAACGCGGCAACGCCACGGGCAAACGCGGTCGCCACCGACCGTGGTGATGGATTCGTCACCTCCACTGGCAGCAGCGAGGCGACCTTTGACATGGCGTCGTCTCGCTCGCCTCTCGGCAGCGCCAACGGGATGGCCACGCTGCGTCTCTCTGGGCGCGTCACTGACCGCTCTTCTGGCGGCGACCGCCACGTTGCCGTCGCGGTGGCCGGGACGCAGTCCGGCACCGATCCGGTAGTCGTCTACGGGCTCACAGTCTCCGGAGCGCAGTGATGCTGACGCAATCCGCTCCTGCACTATGGAACTCACTTGCAAAAACGCTGCCGCCAGCGGCGGTCCAGCAACTCGTCGGCGCGTTTGGCAACTGCCGGCAGCCACTCGCCCACCGTGGCGACCTCTCCCTCCAACCGTCAGAGCAGCAGTTGCCGCAAGGCGTGTTTGACGGCGGAAGGTGGAACCCGCGTGACTACCAAGACTTGTTCCCGCAGACGCACCAGATCACGGCCAACAATCCGCAGCAGTTCCTGATTGAACGGCCTGGCGACAACTACAACAACACCAGCAACTACTACTCCGATCAGTTCTACTTTCCGACCAACGTCGCCTTCAACAACAACAACTATTTTGGCGGCCCGACATTCCATGTAGACGGCAACACGTTTGTGAGCAACGTCGATGCTCGCACCATGAACGTGACCAACCTGAACGTCGAATACATCAACAACACCAGCGTCACCAACTACAGTCCGTCCGGCGCCCCTGGACTTGCCGGGGCTGACGGCGCCATGGGCCCAGGCGGCGCGCCCGGTGACGCCGGCGCCGCCGGAAACGATGGCAGAAACGGTGCGATTGGGCCTGCCGGCCCGCCAGGGGATCCGGGAGCAATCATCGTTTTTGGCGGCCCAGGCGGCGTCAACAACGGCGGCGTTGGCGGCGTCAACGTCGTCAATAATCAGATCATTAACCAGTTCTTCTCTGGCCTGAACGCCGCCCAGCTAGAGCGCTTGCTGGCCAATCTCATCCCTCGCCTTCGGGCGCGGCTCAAGGAACTGCTGGAAGGCATTAAGGGGACTGTGGAGGACGATTGCACCGTGACCATCAGCATTCCTGACTGACGGGGCATTAGTAGGTAGGAGACAAACATGGCAATGGTTACTGGTCGGCGGTACAACGCCGACGACTACCGGCGTGAACAGGAATTGGCCCAGGCCCAGCACCAGGCTGCTATGGCTGCTGCCAAGGGGGACTTTTACAAAAACCTTGCAGGCCAGCAGCAGAATCAGTTCGGCCAGGAACAGACAAACAACGCCCTAAACGATTACCGCAAGTACGGAATCACTCCGACCAACGGGATGTGGGGCGGCCCACAGGGAGGCCCCGGAGGTTTCCAGGGCGGCGGATTCCAGGGCGGCGGGTTTGGTGGCCCAGGCGGATTCGGCGGAGGTCAGCAGGGCGGATACGGCGGATACAACGGGGGTGGTCCAGCGCCTGCTGGATTTGGCGGAGGCTGGGGCCCCGGCGGGTACGGCTCTTATGCGCCACAGTCCACTCCTGGTGAGTTTGGCAACCTCTACAACCAGCAGTTCAACACCTACGCCCAGGCGTTGTCTGGCCTCGGCCAGCAGAACGCATCGGCCCTGAATGCTTACGGCGCCGGCATGGGCAACATCGCCCTTGCGCAGGCCAATGAGGGCTCGGCCCGCTACGGGGCCATGGGGCAGATGGCCGCCGCCAACCAGTTGGCCAACTCCAACATTGGAACAGCCGCGCTTGGTGCTTACGGCGGAATGGGCAATGCCGCCATGTCCTCTTGGGCGGCGAATCAACAGGCTTACAACCAGGCTGCCGCCGGCATGCAGAACAGCAACCAGCGTGCCCTTGCTGACATCGGCACGTCACGCAATCAGGCGCTGGGTGGCCTCGGCGGCGCCATAGCGGCGAGCGACGTGATGGCGTCCCTTGGAGGCCAGGGAGGCGCTTCTGGAGGCTTCACGGCGTCGGCGCCCGGTGGGATGGTTGCCTCTGGGTCGTTTTCCGGAAGCCCGGCGGGTGGCGGAGGCGCATCCGGCTCATCGGCCCTGAGTGGGCTTGCGGGCCTCCAAAACAACATCATGAACAACTCCGTGGCCGATGCGATCATGGCCCAGTCGAAGGCCGGCTGGGACTCGCTCAACGGCCAGCAGTCGGCATCCAGCAACATGCCAAGCATGATGCTGAATCAGGGCCTTGCTGGCTTGCATGCATTGGCGCAGCAGCCGTACCAGCAGTTGCAGCGAGGCGCCCAGGACTTCTACGCCAACGCCAACAGGACGCGCGGCAACTACGGGCAGTTTGCCGACAGGCTGATGCAGGGCTTTGGTTCGCAGGGAAGCATCGCAGATCGGCTGACGGATGCTTTCCGCGGACTGAGCGACAGGACGAGCCAGTTCTGGGACCAGACCGTTGGCCACAACCCGGCCGTGCGGCCACAGGACGAGCAGCTTGAACTGGTCAAAAAGGCCAACGCCTGGCGCCAGCTCCAAGAGGCGGAGGCGCAGGCAAAGCGCGGCAACCC